TGGCCGCGGCCTACCCCGGCCACGTTGCGGAGGACACCGGCCGCGTCCCCGCGCAGGAGACCGAACCCACGGCAGCGCAGCGGCCGGGCGCTGCCCCGGCGCTGTCCCCGGAAGCGGACAGCAAAGAAAAAAGGAGACATGAGTATGGAAAACATCCGCATGAACCTGCGCCTGTTTGACGCAAACACGCAGGTGACCACCCAGCAGAGCCTGACCGAGGAGATGAAGACGTTCTACTCGGACTACCTCATCGACGCGGCCGAGCCCGAGCTCGTGCACGACCAGTTCGCGCAGAAGCACCCCATCCCCGCAAACGGCGGCAAGACGATCCAGTTCCGCCGCTTCGCCCCGCTCGGCAAGGCGCTGACCGCCCTGACCGAGGGCGTGACCCCCGACGGCCAGAGCCTGAGCATGACCACCGTTGAGGCGGCCGTGCGCCAGTACGGCGGCTACATCCAGATGAGCGACCTGCTGCTGCTGACCGCCATCGACAACAACCTCACCATGGCCACGAAGCTGCTCGGCGCGCAGGCCGGCCGCACGCTCGACACGATCACCCGCGAGGTGCTCGTCGGCGGCGACAACGTGCAGTATGCCGACGAGTCCGTGTCCGCGCGCTACCTGCTGCAGGGCGGCAACGCCAGCGCGGCCGACAACAACTACCTGACCGTCGACTGCATCCGCCGCGCCGTGCGCGCGCTCAAAAACGCCAACTGCCGCCGCATCGACGGCGCGTTCCCGGTCATCATCCACCCCGACGTGGCCTACGACCTCATGAACGACCCGAAGTGGCTGGCACCGCACCAGTACGTGGACACCGAGCACATGTACGAGGGCGAGATCGGCAAGATCGAGGGCTGCCGCTTCGTCGAGAGCACGGAGGCAAAGATCTTCCACGCAGAGGATCTTGCCAACGACAGCCGCACCCTGCTCACAAACGGCGCAGTGAGCGGCAAGACCACCTTCTCGTTCGACGGCGGCACGGTCAAGTCCGGCGCGCTCGTCGGACGTCAGGTACTCGTCGGCAATGCGTGCGTGACCGTCACGGCCAACACCGCGAGCTCCATGACCGTGGACGCCGCCGTCACGGCTGAGGACAACGCCATCATCTACCCCGGTGAGGCCGGCGCGCAGGGCCGCGACGTGTACGTCACGCTCGTGCTCGGCGCCGACGGCTACGGCACGACCGAGATCACCGGCGGCGGTCTGGAGCACATCGTCAAGCAGCTCGGCTCCGCCGGTACGGGCGACCCGCTCAACCAGCGCGCCAGCGTCGGCTGGAAGGCCACGAAGGTCGCCGTGCGTCTCGACGACAGTGCCATCCGCCGCATCGAGACCTGCAGCACCTACACCGAGTAAAGAAATCCACCCCATGCCTCCCGCCCGCGCGGCGGGAGGCGCACCTACAACAAGGAGGAAACAACTATGGCAACCAGAAAAAAGACCGACCGCGCCGCCGCTGAGGCCTGGCTGAGCGAGCCCGTGACCGTGCGTCTGTTCCGCGACAACGGCAGCTACAAGGAGGACAAGGTCGTGACCGTCAACGGCGAGACCGTGCGCATCCCGCGCGGCGAGGACGTGACCATCCCGCGCCGCTTCGCGCTCGTGCTCGCGCAGGGCGAGGCGCAGGACGCGCGCACCGGCGCACTCATCGAGCGCGAGACCGCCCGCTTTGCCGCCGAGAGCGGCGCGCTGGGGCTCTGACCATGGCGACGCTTCAGCAGGCGCTCACGCGCATCGACGCGATCTGCCCGAACGCGTGGGACGAGACGGCGAAACTCCTGTGGCTCAACGAATGCGAGAGCATGATCCAGACGCGCATCCTCGGCGTGGCGCCCGAACAGTGCATCACCTACGACGCGGACACCGACCGCAGCACCGCGCTGCTCGTGCCCGCGCCGTTTGACCGGCTGTACGTGTACTACGTCATCGCCATGTGCGACTACGCCGCACACGAAACGGCGCACTACGCCGACAGCATGATGCTCTTTAACGCGGCACTCGACGAATACGCCAAGTGGTATCAGCGCGCCAACGGAGCAGCGCCCATCGCACCGGGACAGCTCCAGCAGATCGCCGCCAACACGAAGGCGCGGCACACGCACGAAAATCTCGCGGTGCTCGACGGCATCACGGCGGAAAAGACGGCAGCCTGGGACGCGAAAGCGGACCGGACGGCCGCGACGGCGTCCGCCAACGGTCTGATGTCCAAGGCCGATAAGGCCAAACTCGACGGCATCGCCGCGGGCGCGACGAAGGTCATCGTCGACAGCGCGCTGTCCAATACCAGCGCCAATCCGCTGCAAAATAAGGCGATCGCGGCCGCGCTCGATGGCAAGGCCGGAACGGCAGCGGCTACACAGTCCGCCAACGGCCTGATGTCCAAGGCCGATAAGGCCAAGCTGGACGGCATCGCCGCGGGCGCGACAAAGGTCACCGTCGACAGCGTCGTGTCCGCATCGTCCGTCAACCCTGTGCAGAACAAGGCAATCAAGCAGTACGTGGACAGCAGGGCCGCAGGATCGGGCGCCGTGCGATATGACGCTACGCAGTCTCTCACTTTCGAGCAGAAGCAGCGGGCGCGCAAGAATATCGAAGCTCTGCCCGTCGCAGGGGCTGTCACTGCTGGAGTTGTGTCAATGTGCCCAGATTTCCACATTGTGGATAGCAACGCCGCGGTGCATATTGTGCCCTCAAAAGTCAACGACGAAGATTATACTATCACCCTTGACTGTGGCCCGGAAAATTGGCCGGTGCGTGTGGCTGGCATCAGAACGCCGACGGACGCACAGACAAACTACGCGGCGAACGTGGCCTATGTCAAGGCCAAGATCGCGGCGATCGGCGCCGGCGCGACGCTGCCAAGTGTGACGGCAGCCGATAACGGCAAGATCCTGCGTGTTGTCGGCGGCGCGTGGGCCGCCGCGAGTTTGCCGGTATATAACGGAGGTGTCAGCTGATGGCCGATGTCAATATCAAGTATCAGGGCACATCGATCGCAATGATCGACGCAAGCGGCAGCAAGACGCTGCAGACAAGCGGGAAATACTGCGAGGGCGATATCACCGTGGAATACACCGACCCGGAAAAACCGACGCAGGCCAAAAGCGCAACACCGACGGAAACGGCGCAGGACATCACGCCGGACAGCGGGAAGGTGCTCTCGAAAGTTTCCGTCGGCGCGATCCCAAAAACATATGTCGGCAGCGGTGTGACCAAAAAAGCAGCGGCGACCGTTTCGCCGTCCACGAGCGAGCAGACGGTTTGCGCAAGCGGGGTCTACACGACCGGCGCGCAGAAAGTCGCGGCGATCACGAAGAACCTGCTCGCGCAGCTGGATCCTGATTTTGTGGCTGCAAATATCAAGAAAGATGTGGATCTGTTTGGGCTGGTCGGTACGCTCGAAGCCGGGGGCAGCGGTGGAAAAGCGTACAAAATCGTTTCGGGTTATTTATCTTCAACAAGTACGGATACAGACGGCTCTTTTACTTTGGCGCACAATTTGGGGTGCACGCCGATCTTGTTCATGATGATGCGCCCGGCAACTTTCTCGTTTAATGATGGTCAGATCGGTTGCGTGTTGTATGGCAATTCCGATGCGGACGAATCGCTTGCGCCAGAGTTTAACTGGGAAACCTGGCGCAAGAAATTTCAAGCCATTGTGCGGTACGATCGTGACGTTTATGTAGCCGCTTTGACCGGAACGGTTGACAACAGCAGTATTTCTTTCAGCCGATACAAAAATGGCAATTTCACAGCAGAAGTGACCGGCACGTATTTTTGGCTTGCGGTTGGGGTGGAAGGAGCGTGACAACGTGAGGTATTTTGTGCAGTATGGGAAGAAAAATCACATCATTGCCATCGGCACCGGCGCGGGCGGCACCGAGATCACCAAAGTTGAATACGACGAAATCATGGCAATCATCCAAAAACGTCCAAGCGCAGACGGCAAAGGCTACCGGCTGAAAGCCGACCTGACATGGGAGGCATACGACCTGCCGCCCGAGCCCGAACCGAGCGACGAGGACGAACTTTCGGACACGCAAGCCTTGAATATTCTTTTGGGAGGTGCAACATGACACGCGGAAAAGCAAAGCTGCTTCGGCAGCTGATCGAAAGCCTTGCCGCCGGACTGGATGATGCGGCCGCCCTGACCGGCATGGAGCTATTCCCCGCGTGGGCGGCCGGCAATGCCTATGCCATTGACGACAGGGTGCGGTACAACGGCGCGCTGTACAAATGCGTGCAGGCACACACCAGTCAGGCGGACTGGACGCCGGACGCGGCCCCGGCGCTGTGGGTTGCTGTCAGCGTGGACGCATGGCCGGAGTGGGTGCAGCCGTCCGGCGCGCACGATGCGTATCACCGGGGCGACAAAGTCAGCTACAACGGCAAGCACTACATTTGCACGGCCGACGCAAACGTCCACGCACCGGGCGTGTACGGATGGGAGGAAGCGGCATGAGCATCGACATTGTGGAGGCATTCACGGCGAAGAACAAGTGCCATCAGGCGGGTGCGCCGCTGCGCCCGCAGGGGCTGATGCTGCACAGCATCGGCACGCCGCAGCCGAGCGCCGCCGTGCTGGCGCGGTACTTTGACCAGTACCAGCCGGGCGGGCTGAGCGTGTGCGTGCACGCGTTCGTACAGGCAGACGGCACGGTGTATCAGACGCTGCCGTGGGAGATGCGCGGCTGGCACTGCGGGGGCACGGCCAACAGCACGCACATCGGCATCGAAATGACGGAGCCGAGCGCGGGCGTGCCCTACGCCGAGGCGGCGGAGCAGATCACAGGCACGTACCATGCCGCCGTGGAGCTGTTTGCACAGCTTTGCGAAATGTATAGCCTTGACCCGCTGGCCGACGGCGTCATCATCGGCCACGCGGAGGGGCACCGGCGCGGGGTGGCGAGCAACCACGCGGACCCGACATATTTGTGGGACACCTACGGCATGGGCTACACGATGGACGGATTCCGCCGCGCCGTCGCCGAGGCGATGGCCGGGGCCAAGGAAGAGGAGGAGGAAACAGACATGACACGCTACAACACCGTGGCAGAAATGCCCGCATGGGCACGGGAGGAGGCGCAGCGGCTCATCGACTGCGGCGCGCTCAAAGGCGGCACGGACGGCAGGCTCGACCTGTCGGAGGATATGCTGCGCACGATGATCGTCTGCCAGCGGATGATCGACGAAGCAAAGGAGACATAAATGGACAGACTCACAACGATCAAGGCG